GAGGACAGTAATACCCATACCTCTCAGTCGATCAAAATAATGATCCTTAGCCCATGTCAGTGCAGCAAAATCAATTCCCTTTCTACTATCAAAGGTATCACCCATATCAATAACCGTAGTGATACCCTCTTTCTCTAATGTAGGAAAGAAAACATTATTGTAAAACTTTAGGAAATAATCGTGAAAAAGTTTAGAATTTTTACGACACCCAAAGTGCTGATCCGTTATAATTGCAACTTTCATTAATTACGCAATTTAGAATGCACAGCATCTTTAATAGAATTATACTCCGCATAATTGGATCCGTCAATCTGATTATTATCATCGAATACTTCTTGATAACCAGACTTCTCAATAATCTTATTCTTAATTTCTAACTGACGTTTCTCCCTTTGTATCCTGCGGAGAAATGCATAATGTATAATCTGCGTAAAATATGCAAAAGGATTGCGGGATTTCTCAGGATTAAAATTATGTATGTATTGAACGCAATTTTCGATTCCATCAGAGATCATGTCCTCCTTGAACATGTAATTAACAAAGTTTGGTTTGAATGATAAATGGTTAGCAATCTTTAAGAAACACTCACCTATGTACCTTGGTATCACTGGTTTAGTTTTATCTTGCAGTCGTGCAATCTCAACATCCTCACGATATCGTATTAGAGCAGCAAGAAATTCTTTATTGTTTACATAGTGCTCCGATCTTTTTCGACGAGCCATAGTTTTACCTGGTTGTATCGGCATAAATCATTACCACTACTATGTAGATAGTATAACATTTAAATGCCTACTTGACAAGTTTCAAAAACCAAGTAGAATAACTCTGTGGAGGTTCAGAAGAAATAGCTACTTACTTTTATATATTTTCTCTAAAATAGTCTTAGCATCATTAATATTAGCTATATAACCCATTTTTCTATCAAGTTTATATTTACTACTCCCATCCCCATGAAAACTATTTCTTTTGACAAAACTTTCATGCATGGTAATCATTTCTACATCATTTGATTCAGACATAGTAAGTATGTCTTTTATATTAATTAAAAACATATCCTCTGTTGTGGTTTTTAACCAAGGTTCTATTTTATAACCTACAATTCCTACTTTTCCTTTAACTTCAGATACTATAATAGGATTAGAAACTAGTAAAATAGTTTCATTTTCTTCTTCAGTAGAAGCCACCTTGCAGAAGATTTCTTCTCCTGATTTTAATTTAAGTGTTGCATAAAAATCGTCTTCTATCATTTTTTTAATTGGATAGTTATTATTTCATAGTTGAAATTTTCTTCATTGTAGATTTTGATTCTCTCAATAAGATGATTAAGGGTATAGTTTCTCTTAGATTTGTATGTACAATCATCAGAGATATCGTATAAGGTTGCTTTTACTTTATCTTTACCTTTTCTGAGAACCCTTCCAATGGACTGGAGGTTTCTAACTCTGGACTTTGAGGGACTGGCGAAGATGATGTTGTGCAGCCGCTTAATGTTAATCCCAGTACTAAAAGTACCATAACTCGCAATGATGATCGCATTTGATTGTTCCTCGGTAATTTCTCTAACTAATTCTCTTTCACTAGTGTCTACACCACCATGAATAAAAAATACTTTACGTTCACCTTTCTTATTACTATTTATTAAATCATAAAGCACCTGTCCATGTGCTTCGACTCTTGAAAATAATACTAAACTATTTCCTTTGAGATCAAGAGATAGATTTTTAATAAAGTTATTTCTTTGCTCATGAGTAATCAGATATTCTATTTCATCTTGATATGTTTCAAATTTTTTCTCTGGATGTTTAAGAACAATACACTGAATATCTAATTGAGAAAGGTGACCTTGTCTCATTAGTTCATCTGTTTTTGTTACCTTGTATGAAGGTCCAAACAATCCCTCTAATACCCACTTATGCGTCTGTGTGCCGTCTAATGTTCCAGTAAATCCAAATCTATACTTCGCATGATGTAATTTTGTCATTATAGATATTAAAGACTTCGACTTGAATAGATGAGCTTCATCTCCTATAACTACATTATAATCCTCAAAAAAGGATCGTTCTAATTTATATACAGATTGCCAAGTAGTAATAGTAACAGGATATTCATTACTTTTTTCTTTACCCGCATATATTAAGTGACAATATGACTCAGCATCCCAACCATAATCTAAAAAGTCCTTATACATCTGTTCTACGAGAGATGTCGTTGGAACAACTAAAAGTATTTTTTGCCCTTTCTCAACGTAATATCTTACAAGAGAATAAATCATCAACGATTTGCCTGAAGCAGTGGGTGATATCAATAGCTTTCTATTATGTTTTAAGGCATCGTATACTCCCTCTACTTGATATTTTCTTGGTTGATGACTGCAAATAGATCCCATATAATCTTTTACACCCTGATATGATATTCCTTCATTAACCTCAAAGGGAGTTCCGTAATATTGATTATCTTCAAATTTATATGTGTAGTCGTGTCTATCGCAAAACGCAATAATCTTATCTAACAATCCTACATATATCTTCTTTGACCTCAAATCAAATAGGTGGATCTCTCCATTCCAATTCCTATTACGATATTGCGGCATGAACTTTGCACCCTCTACCTCAAAGGTAAAGTAATCTCTCAACTCATACTCTATATGAGGTTCAGAATTAATTTTTAAAAATACTTCGTTGGCCTTTGATATTACAACATTGGCCGTTGTGTCAATCACTTAACCCATGCATCTATGGGTATTTATTAAGTATTGTCAAGTAGTGGATTGTATAAACGATTTTGTGAAATTTTATAATATTCTTCATCTAACTCAATACCAATAAATTTTCTATTTAAATTCTTACATGCCAGTCCAGTTGTTCCTGATCCCATAGTAAAATCTAACACAACATCATCCTCATTACTATGAGTCTTAACTAAATTTTCTAATAAGGCTAATGGTTTTTGAGTAGGATGTAAATTTGATGTTAGAATATCTCTTTTATAGTTTAATACTTGTAAAGGATATCTAGTTCCATCATCTTTATATTCTTTAGGTTTTCTAGACTTACTATCAATTAAATTTCCTAACTTACCATCTTTAATTTTATTAGATCTTAATTTACCCGTATGTTGAGTTTTTTGGGGATTATAGGTTGCTTGTTTATCATAAAAAACAGAAATTGTTTCTATTACTTTACCAGGTCTTTTTTTCAATTGCATAATATTTGTAGCTCTTTCTTTCTGCCAATACCAATCATATTTGTAATCCTTTATATTACTAATTCTCAAATAACTACTAAAAGGTTCTTGACCAAATAATAATATAGGACAATGTGATTTAGATATTCTTTTTAATTCAATCCACATTTCTTCTAATGGAATAACAATATCCCATTTACAAGAGGTGGTTCCATATGGAGGATCAGTAATGACAGAATCTATACTGTCATCAGGTAAAGATCTCATTACCTCTAAACAATCTCCTTGATATAGTTTAATTCTACTCATTTAATAAATCCCATAACTTATTATAATCCATTTTAGTATACAAATATTTATTAATATGATATTGGACATTAGAATTCTTTAAATGAAATTGTCCTTCACCTGTATTTCCTCTATGTTGTTTATTAGAATATTGAATATTAAGATCTTTAGTAATAGATTCACTTGGTATTTCAAAAATATAGATGGCATCCTTAAGAAATATACCATACCAAAGTATATCAAAACAACCAGGTTTTACTTGTTGAATATTACAATCCCATTTCTCTTCTAATTTATTTTTATCTTCTATCAATCTTACCGAATTATCTTGCATCAATACTTCACAAATATTTTTTTCTGTTATTGGACTAGCTCTTGTAAATGCTCTTGAAACTTTAATCTCCCCTTTTTTATTCTTTAATTTCTTATCATAAGAAAGATCATCAGACTTCTCTAAACCTTTGATGATTTTAGTCATCAAGATCTCACCAACATCACCAAACTTTCTGGTGTTTAAGTTGCAAATGGAGTTTACTAAGTTGTTCATCCTAATCCAGAATTAAATCGCATGAACTCAATTGCATTCTTAATTTGAAACGTTCTGTTCTGTATCACCTTAAGAATGCTTTCAAGGTATACTAACATTGTATCATAATAATCGATCTTTAGGGAACTAGTGGACAGTTTCTCATCTGCATCCAAGTATTTCTGCATAGTGTCTTTATCCCTTATCTTTTTTCCAAAAGGATCTTTCTGATATACCTCTGGGTCTGCTTTCCCACTAAAGTATTCATACCGTTCATGACGGATATTCTTTCTTTGTTGCTCTGCCTTCTTTCTTAATAAAAAAATTGTATTATATAATTCATT